TCCTAACTGGTGAAGAAATGCTAGTCATTCCAAGTGGTGGCAAAATATTGTTTAAAGCATCGACCAAAACTTTAAAGTCTCCATGGACATTTACAGGATCTGAGGCAAGAGGATACTTCATATTAGAGTAGTTGGATGATGACTGAGGCATAATCTTTATTATACCACTTTATAGGATTTACTTATTTGAAAGTTTTATCAAATGGCTTTTAATTACCACTTGCCAAGTGGACATGTTGCTTTTTCTAGTTTTGTTTTTGCTGCCATAAAGCAGCCACATTTCTTGCACTGGCCTGTTAGTTTAATCAGTTCTGGGCATTTTTGACAAATTGAAAACCTTTTGCTTGGTAAGTCCTCATCGTCTGAGTATTGGTTTGGGTTTAATAAATGCCAAGGCCTTGAAACCCCACTTGAAACTTTCCATTCATCCCATTTAAACATTTTAGCCTCCTTTTACTATATAATTTTACCACATACTAGGCTTAAAAAATAACATAGTTATTGCCTAAACTTGACTTTTGACAAAATTTTATGTTATACTTGGTAGTAACACCTACCAAGGTGTTATTGTTTTCTAAGGAGGAAACTATGATTAAATTTATCGAAAGAAACAAAGAGATCATTAGCACACTCAGTATCGTAGCATTAGTAACTGTTTTGTCGAACGGAGCCAATGCTGATTCAGGTCTTGATACTAAGAACAATCTTAGCCTTGAACAGGCTCAGACATTAGAACCCGCCTCGAAAGAGGTTTTTTTGGTTTCTAAAGCAAAAAAACTAGAGAGTTTTGAGAACAAGGTTTCTCTAACTGATTTGGAACTAAAGGAACTGCTTTCGTTAGTAGGCTTCAAGGGTAAAGACCTTGTAGTTGCTTGGGCAGTGGCTAAGAAGGAGTCTAATGGGCGACCACTGGCTTTTAATGGCAACCACAAGACTGGTGACTCATCTTATGGAATGTTCCAAATTAATATGATTGATTCCCTTGGTCCTGATCGTAGAACCAAGTTTGATCTTGACTCTAACGCTGAACTATTCAATCCCGTCAAAAATGCAGAGATTGCATACTACATGACAAATGGTGGAGAAGATTGGTCTTCTTGGAAGGGCATTACCCCAAGGACTAAATCTTGGATGGCTAAATTTCCTAAGTAGTTATATTCTAAGTAATAATGTTATTGCGTGAAGGATATGTTGCCATTGGAGTCAACTATTCCAGATAGTCCAGAAAAATAGTCATGATAGGCGCTATCTAATGCAATAACATTATTTTTAGAAAGAACCCCTGCTGCTTTTGAAAAAGCAGATCTAGAAATAATTAGGACTTTCGCTCTTAGCATTATAAGAAAAGATTCGTAGGTTCCAAGATTATTTACAACCTTTAAATTTGGATACTCATTTCTCAATATATCAAAGTTAAATGACTTTATGGGATATTCTCCATTTTCGTTAGCATGTAAATATGGCTGATTCCATTTTAATGCCTCTTCACTATTTATTGGCTTATATGTCTTATCTTCGTCTGGAGCATCTGTTAATATTATAATTTCTGGGTTTTCCATATGATATTTATCTTTTATGGTTTGAATATTTTTTAATAAATTAACATACAAAGAGTCATCTATCCATCTAGGGTTGTGCTCTACAACATTTCCCCTTCTTATATGTATAACAATTGAGTTATCTGTTTCAGAAATATTATTAAAAGATTTTGCACAAGACAAAAATTCCTGACTTCCGATAAAGGTTCCTTGAGTCTCTATAGACCCCATGCCAACGCCAGCATGAATTTTAAAGTTATCTGTTATTTCTTTACTTACTTTAGGCCATGGTACGTCTATTGCCTTATAAAAATTTTTAATTACTTCTTGCTTTTCTTCTTCACTATTTATTTTGTCTGACTCATGAATTAAAAAATCTGTAACAGGAAATTCATCAAAAAATAAATTGTTATATTTTGCATATGCCATTGCATAAACTTTTCTCCAAAACTGAGCACCTATTCCGTCAGGTATTACAAACTCTCTTACAATCTCATTACTTTTCATTAATCTGTTTCTTTATCCAATTATATGTTTTTTCAATTCCTTCTTTTAGGCTCATAGAGTAATCCCAGTCCAACTTTTCTCGAACTAAGTCATTATTAGAATTTCTTCCTCTAACACCAAGAGGGCCAGGTATGTGTATCTTGCTTAAATTCTTTCCTTCAATGCTACAAGCAATATCTACCAACTGATTAATAGTTACCATTTCTTCTGATCCAATATTAACTGGTCCAATAAAATCTGATTGCATAAGCCTTCTTGTTGCTTCTATACATTCGTCTATATATAGGAATGATCGAGTTTGTTCTCCATCCCCCCAAATTTCTAAAGAATATTCTGCTTGTATAACTTTTCGACACATTGCTGCAGGAGCCTTTTCTTTTCCACCGTCCCAAGTTCCTTCTGGTCCGTAAATATTGTGATATCTTGCAATGGCTACTGGAATCTTATTATTTCTATTAAAGGCTAAGAACATTCTTTCACTAAACAGTTTCTCCCAGCCATACTCGCTGTCAGGATCTGCAGGGTATGCATCGGACTCTTTCAACCCAGGGTTGTTGACATCTAACTGCTTATAATCAGGATACATACAGGCAGAACTTGAATAAAATATTTTGGTTTTGTTGATTCCATATTTTTCATTAAGTCTTGATTGTGCTCTTAGTAGATTTAGGTTTATTAGGGCAGAGTTTTCCATAATCTGAGAATCGTTTACGCCAGTAAAGATATATCCAGCACCACCCATGTCCGCTGCAAATTGATAAATTTCATCAAATGAGTTTATGACACGATATGGAACTTCATAATAAAAATTTCCTTGGTATCCTTTAAACTGAATTACTTTTTCAACATTTTCGTATACTGATAAATCTCTTTCAATAAATTCATCTGCTTCTGTTTCTGAAAAATCTGGATGCTTTAGGTCAACGCCTCTAACCCAATACCCTTCTGACTTTAAACGTTTTACCATGTGACTTCCTATGAAGCCTCCTGCGCCCAATACCAGTGCTGTTTTCATATTGCTATCCTCGATTCTTTCCATTCTCTAAACCACTGTTTTTGCTCTGTATTTATAGTATCCATGCCATTCCAAGAATACTCTCCAGAGCCTGTGTTTGTGTAGATTGGATTGTCAATAAAGTCAAACCAGTTCCACTCTATATCTGACTTTTGATTCATATTCCTATGAATGTAGGCAGTATAGGTACTTCCAATTGTACCAACAAATTTTTCACTATGATGCATTACTAGATTATTTAAAAGGCCAAAGGATACTTCGTCCCTGTATTTAAAGTCCATAAACTCTTTGCCAAAATTTTTTAATATGTAGTCATCTAGCATAACGAATTTACTACTCTGGCTTTTTAGGAGTTGGCTATCTGGCTCATCGGTACAAATTAATATAGGCTTGCCATTATCAATTTTTGATATTCCAACGTCAAACATTTCCTGGGTTGTGTTTACTCTTTGAGATATGTGATCTGTTAATCTTAAGTGTGCCCCATTAAAACTACCTAAACTTTTGGCTATTTTTTCAGACAGTTCATAATATTCTGGCAAAAATTTAACAGAGGATATGGCCAAATCTAATTCTTTAGTCCTGTTATTAAAAAACCTACTATACCATCCTAGAGTGTTTTTTATATGCAAGTTATCCGACAAAGCAACTCTTTCTCTTCCTTCTGAAAAGTTGTAGTTATTGTTATCTATAAAATCATAATAAGAGCCCATTAAGTTTTCAATTACAGGAATTTCTGTGTCTACAGAATATTTACTATCTTCTACTAAAAAATAAGACTCTTTATCTTTCCAGTTTAAGATGTCAGATATTAAAAACCCAGAAGAATTGTCTACAACGCTCCCTCTATTATTATGGATTCTACTTGCTGAATATATGGGAGTTGTTCTGTCTTCTCCATTTAAAATATTATAGATAGTAATTTGACTACCAGTTATTTCTTTAATTCCTACGGCAAGTTCAAGACTCATCAATTGATTTATAAGTCCCGCTGGATTCCATAGTTTATAGTAAATCACAAGAAAACTCTTTTTCTTTTTTCCCACTCTTCTTCTGTAATTTTATTTCTAAGAACATCCAAATAGTCTTGTCCTTTTGTAAAATACCAGTGATCTGGCTCAACAAAATGAAAAAATATCATTGCAACATGTTGATAATCTTTTTTTGGAAAGTCTTCTCTCCAGTGCATTTGATCATTTCCATAATAAGCAAGGGCTTGATTTGGATAAAGTGTGTAGGCTTTATCGTCTACCCATAAATCCCACGGCTCAGTTTGATAAACACACATATCAATAGTGTAGGTACAAGCATTGTCATCAACATGTTTCCATAAGTTTGCTTCTTCTCCCTCGTAGTGAGCAAATAAAGAATACGAAGGAATTAGCGCATCACTATTAAAAACTTCTCTCGCAAATGGAGTTATTTTTTGTGCATACTCATCAACAATACTGTCAGAAAATGCGTATCTTCCAAAACCTTTGTCATAAGAGTTTGGGGTTTTTTCTTTATTATATAGGTAGTCTTTTAACTTTTTAAAGTCTTCATCGTTAAACAGTTTATCTAAAATTAAAGGGTCTTTAACTATTTTCAATTTATCCAACTTGCTACTGCATACCTAGTTCCTGATATAACTGGATTTACAGAATGATTATAGACATAGGTTGAAGGGAAAATAATCAGATCGTTTGCTTTTGGTTTATAGGTTATTCCAAACCTAGGAAACTTAATTTCTCCACCTACATAGTCGTCGTTTATATAATAAACTAAGGAAATTCTTCTTGGTCCTTCTTTATAGTCATCTATATGGTTTATAAATTTTTGACCTTCTCCATACTTTAATAATGAATATTGCTCGTGATCATTAAAACTAATTCCGTACATATTTAAATAATCTTTTTCTGCTGGGTCTACAATATTAAATAACATTTCAGAAACAGATAAGTTAAACTCAGATAAAAAAGTATCTGTGTATATCTCAAAATTGCTATGATAAGGAATTCCTATTATCTGTGTGTCTCTGCTTTCTGTTTTTACTTCAATTCCTTCTGCTGTTTTTACAAGTGCACCAGCCCAAGAAACAACGCCAGACATAACAGAGTCTTCAATATTATTTACTATTTCTAAGTATCTTTCATAGACATCTGAGTATACAACTATTCCTGGTGCAATTTCTCGTTTTATCATTACCATTTTCCTAGTGGGCATTGGGCTTGTTCTAGCCTTGTTTTTAGTACCATAAAGCATCCACACTTTTTACATTGTTTTGTAAACTTAATGAGTTCTGGACACTCAAGGCATATAGAAAATCTTTCTTCCGCTTTTTCTTCAGTTGCTCTTTCTGAACTTGGTGTAATTAAATCCCAAGGTCTTACATCCCGTTTTTTTTCACTCATAATAAAATTATACCACGATCAAAAATATTAAACAATATTAAAGTTATTGTTTTATATTAAAAGCACTCACCAAATTGGGAGTTCCATGATCCACCACAGGTGGCACATTGTGATTGATTTAAAACAGAAAGGTCAGTACAGAGTGAGTTAACAGGTGCTGCTACAGGTGCTGCTACAGGTGCTGCTACAGGTGCTGCTACAGGTGCTGCTACAGGTGCTGCTACAGGTGCTGCTACTGGAGTAAATGCTGGGAAGAATGGTGGGAAGAATGGGAAGAATGGGAAGAATGGCGGGAAGAACGGTGGGAAGAATGGTGGTGCAACTGGTGCTGCTACAGGTGCTGCTACAGGTGCTGCTACAGGTGCAAATGATGGGAAGAATGGGAAGAACGGTGGGAAGAATGGAGGGAAGAACGGTGGGAAGAATGGTGGAGCAACTGGTGCTG